AACCTCTTCTAAATCCTGAAAATCCAAAGTTTAACGCCATCTGATCAGAGTTATCAAATAGACCATAAGATACTGAAGAAGCAGCAGCATAACCACCACCAGCTTGAGCACCGATCATATCATCAAAGTCTAAAGCCGTAGCTCTATCTAAGAAAAGCATATTTTCTTCAATAGCACCTTGCTTATCTAGTTGTTGCAATATTTGATCGAAATCACCTAAAGCACCAGCACCAGGAGCAGCAGCTCCAGCAAAACCAGAATATACATTTCCTCTTGCTTGTAATGCAGCAAACATACCTTCTGTTCCATATGATGTTTGAGTAGCAGCAAGACCTGCAACATCAGATCCAGCAGCAGCTAATTCACCTTCAACACAAACCATTTCAAGATAATCTTCATATCTTAATCTAGTCTCCGATTCAGCTTTCATATACCATAAAAAACCAGATGTACCATCTTCAGTAGCAACTTCAACCCACCCAATTTGAGCAGTATCAGAACCATTAACTTGGTATTGATCTTTTATAATAGTTGGCTTATTACTAAATTGAGTGAAATTTGGCTCAACGCCTCCTTGCATTCCAAATGTACCTTTACCAAAGTCAGATCCGTAAACGAATATTCTTAAGTTTCCAACACCTAAACCAGCCCAACCAGCAGCTGTATAACAAGCCGCAGTAAATGTTGTTGCTAACGGTACACTTGTAACTAAACCTTTAAGAGTTACTCCTGTTACAGGATTAAATGCTACAATAGTATTACCTGTTCTAATTGCATGATCTGTTACACCTAAACCAGCTAAGTTAACTGTGAAAGTTCCAGCAGCTTCAGTTACTGTGTCATAAGAAATGTGTAATCTATTTTGTTCAGACCAGATTACTTGATCTGAGGTCATTGGCATTTCTGCCCCGACCATTCTTAAGAATCCAGAGATGGTTCTATTACCAAATCTTTCAACTTCTTGTTCGTATAATTCAGGTAAATATTGTTGAGCAAAATCTGCAAAAGTTCCAGCCACAGTTGGATCAGTCCATTGCAAATAATTTGTCGACAACGTCACCCTATCTTGTGCAGGAGCTAAACCTGCATGCATACTTGTAAACGCCATGTTTTTTTGTTTTTAGTTATTTATTCTTTTTTATTCTTAATTTAGAACTATCAACACCACTAACAGCTTTTATACGTAATCCATTTAAATATACATGATCATCTGTTGCTGTTTGACGAGCTACATTACTCACGTTTTTGGATTTTGCCATAACATCTTTTACAGCGTCGGCTTTGCCTTGCTCATAAAAATGTTGGGCAATTGTATCAGCATTTCGTGCTGCATAAATAGCTTTGTGATAACCAGTATAATCCTTTACACTTCCATCTTCACTTAAGAACTTCTTAACAAATGTGGCGATATCAGATTGAGCTGAAGCAACGTCTTCAGGGTTTTTAACTCCATATCTAAATTTCTTCTCTCCAATATTAAAATCAAAACCTTTGAAATCATTGGTAAAATAATCATTAGTGGACTTTTTAAACTCTGAGTGTTGTTTGTGAGCTATTTCTTGTTCCTTATTATGTCTGTTGAAAAATTCTGTTGCCTGCTGTTGTTCTTTACTGGTACCGGGTTTCAACTTGATCTCGCGGTAGTATTTATCTTTTAAACCATCTAAAAAGTTATTAGCTTTAGCAACTTCTTCTTTCATTGCGAGTTGTTTTTTCTTGATGTCTCGCTCTTCATCATATTCTTCATCATAATGGAATTTATCCTCCATCATAAAATTAATTTCTTCTTTGTCTAAATGAGGTTTTGTTTGGGCATAGTATTCTTGTAACAATACTTTAGGATCTGTTTTAGAATAATCTGCGTTTAATCTAACGTAATCTTCCACTGTACCACCCGTATCCTTCATAAAGCCTACTAAGTCTTGTAAGTTATCTGGTACAATAACTGGTTCAGGAGTTGATGTAGGAGTAAATTTTTCTGTTACTTCATCGGTAGGTATTTCTTGAATTGGTGCTACTGTTTCATTAGTTAATTCTGCTTTATCTTCCTTCTCCTCTATTTTTTCTTTTACATCTTCCACAACATCTTGAATCATTGGCTGAACAACGTCTTCTATTTTTTTTTCTTCTTTCTGAGTTAAATCTATTTTCACCGCGTCATCTACTTTCGTAAGTTTCTTTGGACGTTTTTTTATCTTCAACGATTCTACTTTAGGATCTACTATAGGTTTTTCTGGAGTCTTTAACTCATCTACTTTTGGTGTTTCTGTTTCTTTCATGATATAATATTATATAATTTATTTTTACTGTATTTGATTATTAAAATCTGTTGGTAATAAGTCATTTTGACTTTGATTTATTAATTGACTCTGTTGAGTTGCTTCTTGTTTACTTCTTTTATCTTTTCTATCTTCTATTAAAGCTTCTTTTTTACCTGTAGCTTTCATTTTTTCTTTTTCAATTTGCATGTCATATACAAACTCCACTTCTAATATTTCCTTCTTCAACTGCATTTCTGTTTGTAAGCGCTCTAGTTCAAATTGTGATTTAGCTTTTTCAAATTCAATGTTAGTTTGGCTTAACGCTTGCTGTTTTTGAACTTCAAACATAGCTTCTTCTTCTCTTTGTCTTGTTTGAGCCTCTGCTTGAGCTTTAATATTAGCTTGTTGAGCTTCTTGAGCCGCTTTCATGTTTTGCTTACGCTTAAGTTTTAATAATTGATTAGCTAATTTTAAGTTTTTTACTTGTCTAATATCTATAGCGTCTTCTAAATTTATCCCACCTTGTTGGATAGCCATTTGAATATTTTGTTCTAACATGGCTTTTTCTTCTTCATCAGGTTCTAGTTCCAAGAATATCCCAAAGTCAAATAAGTTTAAAGTTTGAAGCTCTTGCAAAGTTCCAACATTATAGGAACTTATACTATCTATTAAAGCTTCTCTGGTTAAATCGAATTCTAAACAATCGGCAATACGTAAGGCAATATTTTCACACGCTCTTAATGTAAGAAATAAACTCGCTTGCATTAAATGTCTAGTAGCTACGTTAGATTGAGCAGCGGCTAACTTTTGTAAACCTACTAAAGCATCTTTATCAGGAGTACTAGCATCTCTAGCTTCATTAAGTCCGGTGACATCTCTTATCATTTGTAAATAATATTGATAAGTTTGGATGAGTGATGCGATTTTCTGTCCCCCATTAGAACTATTTAACTCTTGAATAGGCACTTTACCATGATTAAGATCACCATCTTGAGTCATACTCCTACCAACTATACTACCTGTTTGGAAATACATATTTAAAGCTTCACTAGGATTATAATGTGTTCCATTGCCTAAGTCTACTTCTGCTAAACCATCAACATCTAAGAACACTCCATCAGGCACTATTCTGGACAATACTTGTTGTAATTTTAACGATGTTAATTGAATCATATCTGCAAAACCAATCATTCTTTCTACTAAAGACGTTATTCTACCTTTATATAAAGTAGGTGCACAAAGTTGATAATTCATTTGTACTTTACTAAGATTAGCAAATGGTCTAGTCATATTTTCTGCAACCTCCCACTTTAACATTATAGGGTGTCCTAGTATTTTAGCTCCATGATATAATACCTCTATAGATCTTGATATTCTATCAAAGTTATCACTAGGCGGAGGATTAAATATATCTGTTTTTTCAATAGCTTTTTCTAACCCTTGATCAGTGTGTTTTATTTTAAATACTTGATCTGCATAAGTTTTATATTCAAAATAAAGAACTTGAACTGTATTATTATTGTTTTTACCTTCGTAGTTTCTGGTGTAATTAGTGTTACCAGGGAACTTTTGTATTTCTTCTAACTGTTGAGTACTTAAATCAGGAAATTCTTTTTTAAGTTCAGGGATACTTATTGATTTAACTTCACCAACATAATATATGTCTTCAAAATTAGGATCTTCTGTATACGACCAAACTAAATTAGCAGGATCTACATAATCAACAACTATACCATTAGCTTTATTAAAACTAGTCTTAACAGCACCAATACCTAATACTGTTAAATCTCTATTAAATCTTCTTCTTATTAAATCATATTTGTTTCGAGTTAATACATTTGATATAGCTTCTTCTTCCGCAATTTCTATAGATTGTTTATAATCTAACTGCATATGTAATTCTAGTTCTTGCTCTGTTTGTGGAACTTTATCACCTGGTGGTAATTGAGATAAATTTAGTCCTAAATTAGTTTGAACTTCATCCATAAATGCTTTAGCAGCAATTTGTTTATGTAAATGTTGAGCATAATCAGTTCTAGTTTTTTGAGAGGCAGGGTCTTGAGCAAAAGCTTTTATATCATACAGTTTACTAGACATACCATTAACTACTATATCTACGAACTTTGGAATTATAGGTACAGGTTTCCAATCTAAGTTAAGATATGACAAATCACCATTTATTGATAATTCATCTTTATATTTCTGTACAGGT